TTTTTGTCTGTACCCTATTCCCAAGCCTAGCTCTTGAGTCAATTAAGTTTTGAAAGTTTGATCCACCGGCAGAAAGTGTTAAATCAACACCATCAATTGTTCCTCCGATTTCGGGGTTTGCGAGTGAATCGACAAGCCACTCATTCAGAGTTGCCTTGGGTGCGGCAGACTGTGAAAGCGTAGAATATAGGGGCGTTTCGGTAGGCTCCACAGTACGGAGGACATTTTCTAGGTTGGTTTGTGCGCCTTTGTCGGCGGTCACATTATATGAAGTGCTTAAAGCCATTTTCGTAATTCCTTATTTTAAGATTTTTAAATTTTTTTAGTCCGCTAAGAATGCGGCGAGATCGTTGACCGAGAGATTTTTACGCTCCAAAATCTTTTGCTTATTTGCAGTCTTTCGAGTGGCCGAGGTTTGTACCGGTGGACTTGAATCGCCCATCGTTGTCGGAGGTGCTTTGGCTACCCTTTTGGCTTTAGGCTTGGCCGTCTTGGCCGCCTGATCCGCTTTAATTGCTTCAACTCCTCGAACGAGGGTTGCGGCAATAAAATCGCCATTAGGTAGGGATTTTAGAATGTCTGCATACTGACTTTTTATCTGACCTAAAACGGCTCTGCGTTCTTCGGCGATATCGGTATCGACTTTGTCTGAAATCCACGGGTGAGTATTGATCGTATCCCGTTGCCACTGCGCCGCTGACTGGAGATATTGTGCCCTTTCGGGGATTTTCTCCGTTAGGTAGTCTTCCGCTTGCGTGAGAATATTTCTGATATCCTCATCGGCATATTCCTTCCCACCGGATTCTACATAATCTTTCCCGATGTGTTGTAATGCCCATTTCTTGGCGGCGATTGCTTCCTTTCGTAAGGTTTCCAATGACTCAAAGTCATTTACTTCTTCGAGTGCTGGCTGACGAGATTCCGATTGCTTCTGTGGATTAGCCTTTAGGGATTCGATTTGAGCTTGTAACGCTTCGGCTGTTTCTTCGGCTGACTTGGCTCGGGCGGTCAGTTTATTGACCTGTTTAAGCAGTTTGCCAACAGCTTTGGGCGGTTCAGCTTCTTCCGATCCTGACTCCTCCTCTTCGGCTATCTCTTCCGTTTCCTCCTCTGATTCCTCAGAGTCTTCGGTAGACTGTAAAAGAACATCTGTATCCTGGTCGGTTTCTGCATCTGCGGTTGTGGTCTCGGGACCAACTTCCACTTCAGATTCCTGTGAGGGTTCAGCCTCTTCGACTTTCTCAACGAACGATGCCGTTAATTCTTCCAAAGTGGTGATCCCTTGCGTTTGTGTTTCTGCTCCCGAATCAGCCGGAGCCTCGCTTAATTCTGTATCTGCCATAATTCTGCGTTTAAAGTTCGCACTCTTGCGTTGTTCTGCGGACCGATATGGTTCGCCACATCCCATTATGACAGGGGGCCAAGAAAATTACTCAGGCAGTTTTAAATATTTCCCACGCTTCCCGATATTTCTCGTGCTTGGCTTTGGAATTGGGGTTGTGCGGGTATACCGCAACTGTTAATGCTCCATCAATTGCGAGGCATGGAATTAAATACCAGGCATCAATGTCAGCGCAGAATATTGCCACCACATCGACTTTTGTGCAGTCCAACGGATATTTGACAACTCGGCCTGTGGTCGTTGAAAATTTATACCTAGCACATCCGTTTTTTCTCTCCGAAACACTCGATTTTTCAGAACCCTTGATTTGAACATTAAATTTCCGACCCGCCGAATTAACGACAATGCAGTCTACCGGTAAATGATCCCCAAGGGGGCAAAAAACTTCTAGGCCGTTTTTTAAAGCTTCAGTAAAAAAAATCTGCTCATAGATGTAGCCGTTACGCTTCGTGTTCTTCGTCATCGTCGAGGTCGATATCGCATTCAAATTCGATCACCTCTTCATCCATCCATTCCTCTATATCCGCCAAAACGATCTTCGCCATATCATGGTCCTCAATGTCGCTCTCTTCGAGCCAGCGATTGAGTAAGGCCCGATGTTCGTTTTTAAATTGCTGATGGGGTGTCAGTGTCTCTTTCGGCATTTTCTAAGCTTTCTACTATTCGTGTTAAACCAGCAATCTCACCGCTAAGTCGGGCGAGTTTCTGAGGGTTATCCACATGGGTATAGTCCTGAAAATCGACCAGGCACATATCCCGCTGTTCTTTAATAAAATCTTTTATTACGAGCCATTCAGTCTGTTCGCCGAGGCCGTTTATTGCATCACCTAGTGTCATTTTTTCCTTCTTATTGGTTTAACTCTTCTGCCCATGCCAACCTTCGATTTCTCCGCCTTCTTCCGTTTCAATTGGCTTTTGCTCATCTCTGATTTTAGCTTGGGCGTTTTACTCGAAACTCTTTTAGTCGGGCGGCAGTATTCATTTGCCTTACCCTGTCCGCATGGTTTGCCGGTCCGTGTATCTTGCCACTTTTCAGCACCCCATCTTTTTAACGAAGACCCAGCCGGAGACTTCTTAACCTGTCCCTTCGACTTCCGACATTTGGCAATCTGCTGAGATGCTCGGGCGGATGGAAATACCTTTACCCGTGCCTTTACCTTTTTGTAGCAAGCGTCCTTTGGCATCTTACCACTTCTTACAGGACCAATACCCCGCCGTTAGCTTTGACTTTTTCTCATCACAACTATGCCTTGCACGAAAAGACTTACGGGCAGATGGGTTAGACTTTCGGATCTTCATCTTGGCATCCCCATAGCGAATTGTCTTCTGCTTACCGCCTTCAGACGCTCGGACTACAAATTTCTTAACCCCATACCCAGCTTCACCCTTTCGGATTCTCCTTGGGCTGTTAACCTTACTTGGCCTTCCGAGTGCTTTTCTTGGCATAGCTTATCTTTTTACCCGATTTCTTGGCGGCGGCTTTAGCTTTAGCCATTCCTTTAGGCGTGTACGAATAATGTTTCTTTCCTACTTTTGGCATAATATTTCCTTTTTATTTAAGCGGCCATCGATGTGCCTGGTACATTGCCGGGGGCAGTACCTAGCTGGCCAATTATTGCGTTTCTTTGTTGAGCTTGCATCATTTCAAGCTGTCCCGCATATGTCTGAAGTCTCTTTGCGAAGTTCTCATCCTCTTGCATCCTTTGCTGTACATCGGTTGCTGGCACTTCGGGAGTTCCCTGAAGGTACTCTTGTAACTTCTGTAAACGAAGTTGAGAATTTACACCCTGTTGAGGTACATTAACCACTTGTCCCGATGCAATCTTAGCAATGTCTGCGGAAGTTTCTTGGATTTCCTTGTCGGTTGCTTCTTCAACTGGGGCGATCAATTGACCGGCAAGATTAGGATCGATTGCTTCTAAAACTTTACGAAGATATACATCATATCGACCAACTCCTTGACGGTCATAAGTTGACATTAATTTACCAACAGTATCGAGCTTCTGAAGAACCTTCTCCTCGTCCTGATTCATCGAGTTCCATGTGATATTAAAATCATACACCTCGGCAGTCTCATCGAGCATGAGCATCGCACCCTGTTCATTATTTGTTACCCGAAACCATATCTGTGGTCCGCCGTAAGTCCGATCCAAGCACCAAACCCGATTTAAAATCTGTTTGAATCCATTGAGCCACTGATTAACCAAGTGCTGGCGAATGCTGTTTGCTTCTACCGCATCCTCGGGCGATGTTGCCCGGCCGGTTATCTTATTGGCGAGTTGTCTAATTTGCATCTCCACTTCCATCGAGGCTTGCGAATACCTCGGGATCTCCATGAAACCAACTTCTCCCCTTCGGCGGACTGCCAAGGTTGCCCCTGGGCCTATCCTCTCGGGACGGCGGCCAGCCAAGTGCTCCACGGGTGGCAAGGTACTCATCGAGGCGCGGTCTCGCCGCGCATCCATCTCGGTCTTAACTGCGATTTGATAACTCTTTAAAAGCTCGGGGTAACCTCTTGAATCGAGTAGTCGGTGATTTAGGTTCTCCCTAGTAATGCAGACAAATGGATATCTGCCCTCATCGTATTCCATCGGACTATGAAAACCATGCCCTTCGGCCTCATCCGCCCAACAGGTAATCGTGCAAATAGGTACATCGTCTTCATCTAATTCCTTACGATATGTTGTAATAACTCGGACCATGCCTTCATAATCCTGTGTGCCATAAAAATTACCGGTATCGTAAGACATTAAATCAGAACTATAACTCTCAGGTGCATAAAAACCCTTACTGTTCTCCAGTACCTCCTCAATCCACTTCTTATCCCATCCCTCATTGACCTTCTGCATGAGTGCTTCGGGAGAATAATAGTGAATGCAGTGAATGCTCCTGGCAGATTCTAAATCGATTACATTTGAATCGATGATTATTTCTCTGCCCAATTCATACGCCTTAATTGCCGGTCTGTTTACTACCGCCTTTTCAGTCGGAACTTTGGAAACGCCTTTATTGCGAAGTTCGTTAATCATCTTCCGAACTCTTCGCTTTTTCAGATTCGGGAATAGCGGAAATAGCATCTCTTCAACTCCCTCTTTCATCTCAGGATCTTGGATGGCCATTGCAAGCTCGGGACTCATCTGTGCAATCTCTTCGAGGCTAATATCCTTAAATACTCTTGTGGTTTCACGCTTCCAGTAAGTGCCGAAGAAAGTAATTCCATTTTGCAGTAAATAGTTCGCTCCGATGGCGGCTTCCCGAGGAAGTTCTGTCATTGAGTTCATCCGCCATTTTAAAAACTCGCTCACCAACTTAGCCGAACCAATGTCGGAACTTTCGACGGGAGCGGCTACGAGGTTGGCTTGGCTGAGTGACTGACTAAGTAAGGCTACATCCCCATCAATCAACGGGTTAACCAGGTTTGGCTCGAGATCACTGGAGCCGTCCCAAGGAAATGCCTCCGGTCCGTTCTTCTTGCCTGACTCATCCTTGCCAGCCCATTCGTTAAATCGACACTCCCTACCCTGTTCCGCTTTATCCATCCAAAAGCTCAAGTCTGCTTTCGCATCTTCAAACTCTTTTTTGATGGCATCTACATCGGGTCCTTTTTCGCTAAATTCCTGTATTTCCATTTTTAATCTCCAATTCTAACATTATTTTTTTTAAATTACTCAGGGCTCTTTTTTCGATCCTTCTCATCGTCTCAAAACCAACCCCGCTAAAGTCTGCTATCTCCTGTAAAGTATGACTCCTCGGATCTCTTCCCGCCTCAAATGCCGCCAAGCCCTCCTCTACCACCATTTCCCTCAACATAAGATCAATCCGCTTCTCCGTCTGATCATGCGATTCGATACAAATCATCGTCTCCCTCGACTTTTTTGACATAAATTTCCGATTTTGGAGGGTGATTGGCTCCTGGTCTCTTAACGCACCTCGCAATCCCTTCCCGATCATCAAAGTGGATAAGCATAAGGCGGGGATTTGGGACGAGTTTAAGCACCCTAGCCTTTTCTATCTGCTTTGCCGGCGGGGCGGGCAGTTCGATTTTACCATCCGATTCCTCAGACCAAATCTTCTGACAGCTAGAACGAGGGATGCCCACCCCTTTACTTACCTTCGGCCAGCTTAATCCAGTCTTCCGTAAAATTACCACTTGGTCCCTCTGCATTTGACTCCACTTTTTAGTTACTCCCATAATTAATACCCTCCTCCACCTGTTGAAATTAATTCGTCCTCGCTGAAATACTCGAAATTACCGATGCAAAAATACCTGGCATTATCTACGAAATCTTTGCTCGGACATTTTAGCCCAGCACTTGGTTGGTAAGCTTGCATACAACTTATTAGATTTTGACACTCATCGCTGAACATCAATTTAGGCTTATTATCCAAATCCATCTCTTTATCCCGATCCCATGCGAGTAAATTATTAATAGCCTGTAATCCCGTCTCGATGTCTAACGCTTCGGCCGGCTGAACAATAATATCTTCGTCCATTAAATCATCGATTATGTTGGAAGATCCTTCCGACTTCTGATAGCTCGCCGCTCCCAAACGAGGGTCGATTATGCGGATGACCTCACTATCCCCACATACCTTCTCCATTCTCCTAATCTCATCGGCATAATCCGCCAGGCCGTACCCGTTCGGTTGGGCAGCCTCGCCGGCACTTAGCTTGTCCTTAGTTAAGTCAATCCATCCTCCCCATGTGTCGAAGTCAGGAAACTCCTTAACCGCCCAGGCGACTCCATGTGGATCGATTGCAAAGAGGACCATTGTCCAAGGTTTTGCTCCCGCCGGATCGATGGATAATACCCAGTTGGCATCCGAGAAATCGGGCAGTTTGTCCGATGTTACGAAGTTTTTATCGGTCAAATTAGGGAAAATAGCCCTAGACTGCCTCACAGGCACTCCATACGCCCGACATAAAATAGTTTCCCGCTTCTCGCCTTCCAATTGATTCTTCATCGCCGCCCAGCCGCCAAAGGGATTCGCCGCTGTATGGAAATAAACCACAGAACTGGCTTTGCGGATGGGCTGTTGAACGAGGGGGACTTCTTCGCCGTCTAATAGGTCCGCTTTCGTTGACTCTATGGTGCGGGCACCGGTGAGCATCGATTTTACGACAGAGTTCCATCCGTCAACGGCGGTGAAGCTGATAATTCCCTTGGAATTGCGGGTAACTGTCCTAAAACGAAGGGTATTTACCCATGACATCGGTACTAATTCGTCCGCCCAATATCCGATATTATGTGTTCCATTGACTGGATCTTGCGGTGAGCCAATCTCTCCTCCCTCAATGGTGCTGATATCTTGGGACCAGTTACGGAAAATACACTGACTTCCGTTCGGCAAAGTGAACTTTTGCGAGGTAAATCCATTTTTAAGCGACCACATTACATATCCTATCTTACCTCTCCCCAACGACTTAAACTCTTTTGGGAGAGCATCGTAAACGAGCTTCTGTTGGAATTGCACAGAATTTGCCGATGTTTCTGTAAGACACCATATAATCGTGCCGGGGTTTTCAACGAGGGATTGAACTACCCGCTTGGCCGCCCAAAAACTCTTTCCAGCCCTATTCCCTCCCATGACCAAGATCTCGGCATGAGTCTTCAGTTCCTTATCCGCTAACTTCCAGGTATCAAGTTCAAAGCCATGCCGGTATGGATCATCCTTCTCGAGCTTGATCGCTTCCTCACGCTTTTCCCAATATGCGAGGATTGATTCGGGGGACATGGACAGCATCTCTGATTTTGTCAGAGGCGGTAAGGCGGGGTGCGGTGTCCAGGTAAGTGGCATAGTTCGATTTTAGCAGACTGGAGGGCGAGTGGTACGCAATTGGGCAAAATTTTTTTATGGGACACAATCGGTCTCGGTGACCGGCGGGCCGCAAAATCCGACCCCCCTCCCCCCCTGTTGGAGTTAACCGATTTAATTACACAACTTGCACGATCCTAGATCATTTACATAAAGCACTAATAATCAATGCCTTAATATTTACACTAATTTCGTGTAATAGTGATTATGTCTAATTGTTCTTGCCAAATCCCTTATTGATAATTCATTATCATTATGCCACACCGATTAAAATCATGCCTACAAAAAGACCGAGAGCATATCAGAAAGCCGAGAACCTTCCGGCTAATTTAGTTGTCGAGGAAGCCTGTCCCGCAGTTTGGACCGGACAGAAGCTTTTCGATAAGAGGCCTAACGATTATGCTAAATGCGTTCAGATGCTGGCAGAGGGTTCCACGATCACAAGTATTACAAAGCAGTGTAAGATATCCGCCCATACAGTTGCAGTCGTCAAGTCTCGAGAACAGGAAACACTGAAAGATACGAAAAAGCATCTTAGAGGATTAATCGGAACAGCGACCCAGCTTGCAGTTGAAAGTCTGATAACTAAACTCCAGGACGATGAAATCCCATCAGGAGTCCTACCAATCGCTACCGGCATTCTAATCGACAAGCATCGCCAGTACGAAGGTGAACCTACTCAGACTATCGAAGTGAAGAAATCTTTAAGCCTGGATGAGATCCGAGCCGAGCTTGCCAATCTGAAGGATGAAAAAATCATCGAGGCCGAAGTCACCGATACATAATAATCAAAGAGAGTGGTATGCTCTCCTAACCTTATTCTTCTTTTTCCTCGAACGGGATCTTATAATCGACAGCCTGTTTATCATACTTCAGATAATATTTGAAATATTCGGATAAATATAAACCGACATATAATTCCATATATAGCGTTTAAAGCCCCGTAGAGGACGCTGAGAGCGTTTTTAGCCTCCAACCTATACAATCTACCACACTAGGGCATAAGACCGCCAATCCCGCCATTCCTCTGAATGCCCTCTTTGCTGTGATTGAATTTAGTCTGAGTGATACCGAGCATAGTATTATCTGAGCGATTATATTAAGGCTAGCAGATAGATGCCTTGAACGAGTGATACCTGTTCTGCCGGTTAATCGGTTAGACTGATGGATCGGTTTTAATCTTCTAATCGAGTGAGCTTGTAGGCTGGCAATGTAGTCCACCTGGTTTT